ATTGCATCTGTTCCTATAGTAGGATGGGTACTTGCTGGTGCTGCTACTATGGTTGGAATGGATCAAGGAGCAGAGATAGGTGGAAATATGGCAGCTGATTTTGCAAAGGAGTGTAAAGATGAAGAGAACATTAAATGATTAAATAATTTTATGAGCGTAATTATCTACCAAGAACACATAGATATTCTTGAGCAGCAGAATACTGTTCTCAAGAAAGAGGTTCGTATTCTCAGAGCGTTGCTAAGAAAAGAAAAACGTGATATAATACCCTCAACTGAGAGAGGTCTATCTTCAACATGAATGAACCGTTTGATGACTCCAATTGGAGAGAGGAGTATAAAGGGTACACTTCTAGCAAGTATGAGTTAGATTTGCTTGAGAATGGGCCTAAGAGTCTATCTCAGTCATGGATGATGGGTGCATTGCATAACAAGTGGAAGAAGATGAAAGGTTATAAAGAACCTGAACCACCTGATTGCCAGTCATCACTTAAAGAATTTTACAAAAAATGGGGTTAGTATGAAAACGTATCGAATTGAAGAAGAACTCACAAGCGGATGGACTGAACTTGATAGTAATCTCACTAAAGATGAGGCATCTACTAAGTTGAGTAAGTTAATAGAACAAGGATATAATCCAAATCGCTTAAGAGTTAGAACACTATTAAATGAGTAATGTATCGAGTTACACACTCAGTCAGTGAGTCCACACTAAAGTAGGCAAAATTACTCAATCCGTGCTATAAATATATTATAGTATGGGATTGAAAGAATCATGCCCCTAACGCAACAAAAACATTACACGGTTGGTTATCACGATAATCAAAATCATAAAGTAGAAATTTGCGAGTATGCGATAGACGCATTCCAAGCAATACAAAACGCACAAGAGGATGTTCCAGGTTTATCTGAGCATCCTCATTCTTGTGAGTACTGCATTTTGGAGGATTAGTGATGACTACTATAAACAAATACAAACACGAAATTATGTGGTGGATGTCTAGGTTAACTATAATGTTAACATCATTATTCCTTTCTTTTACATTAGCACAATCTGCTTGGGCAGCAGAAGTTACTATGGGTTCAAATGGGAATTTGGTTTTTGAACCAAATGATATTACAATCAATGCTGGTGAAACAGTTACTTTTACTAATGGAGCATTACCTCCTCATAATATGGTTGTAGATGGCCATCCAGAATTGTCACACGGAGATCTAGCATTTGCTACTGGTGATAGTTTTGATGTTACATTTCCAGATGCAGGTGATTATAACTTTCAGTGCGATCCTCACGCAGGTGCAGGTATGAAGGGTATTATACACGTTAAATAATCATAATAATAAGGACATTTTATGCTTTCTACTCAATATCGGTTGAGACTTGAGGCGATATGTAAAGATATTGCTTCAGGAACAGAGGTTAGTCTAGATGATATGATCTGGGCAAACAAACTAGCAAAAGCAAATACTGCTGCCAGAGGTATGATGAATACCGCAAGACGGATGGCAACGAATCCGACAGATTCTTTTCTGAATGAGTTGAATATTGGAGACCCCGATCCAACTCATCATCGTAGGGGTTTCGGAGATCCACAAGATGTTGTGGATTGGTTTCATCAAGAACGATCAGATGACTGGAGACAAAGAGATTAGTTGACTATCCCAAATCTGAATGATATAATAGGAACACACAAAATTTTATTATGAAATCAAGTCTGATCTTAGAACGGTATCCATACCGTTATGTTCAAGCTGGTACTATTGAATTGAATGGTAAACCAGATTATCGTATTCAAAAGTATAATCGTTATGCTGGTAGGTACAGTGACATGTATCTTTGTGATAATGCAATACAGTTTGATGCTGCTATTGAAGATTTTGAATACACCAAATGGTTAGATCCAGAAGGTGTTCCATGTTATCAAGACACTAAAAAGGAGCATGTATCATGAGTGATTCACCAGCAGATAGAATAGCAGTTGCTCTTGAAAGGATTGCTACAATCCTAGAGAGTGGTGCTCATATTAATATAGATCATGGTCACATTGAACATATAGATCATGTAGATCATGCTCATATAGATGATATTGGTGAAATACATGGTGATGTTGTTACTCATCCTAAGAATTTTTAATGAGCGAAGTAGTACACTCAGTTAATATTATGATTGCTATCCTTCTCGTGGCAGTAGGGATTGCAATTTACTACATATTCATGTATGATACTTGGTATCCTAATGAGCAAGTCAGTGAAGATAGCAGTATTGGAATCCCAAGTGGAGAGATTGCTGGAGAAACAAAAGGAACTCACTGAAAGAGTTCGTGCAAATGAAAAGGTAGTTGCTGCTATAGGTCTTTTTGGATCTGTAGCAGTTGCTTTTATCGGTGCAGGTTATTTTGCACCAAAGGCAGATGCTAGTCAATGGCCTAGTGCAGGTGAAGCAATACAAAAGATTAGAGAGTATGAGGCAGAGAAGACACGAACTGATCCTGAAGACTCTATAAATAATGCACTAGCTGAAATGGAGTACGAAGATGGGAGCAATGACACCCCCGTCACGCAAGAGTTGTTACAACTTCCGAGTGACAGAGATCAATCGAGTACTGGACGGAGATACGATAGATGTCACCATAGATCTTGGATTCGATTTATTCAAAAAAGAACGGGTAAGAATTGCAGGAGTTGATACCCCTGAGAAGAGAACTAGAGATTTAGAAGAGAAGGCATTAGGACTTGATGCTACCGAGTGGATGAAGAAACATTTAGAGGAGACAATAGCAGGAGATGAAGAACTCACCATCAGAACCGAACTTAAAGGGGGCATGGGTAAGTATGGTCGTCTTCTTGGGTGGTTGTATATTGGCGAGGATACTGTTTCCTTAAATGAACAAATGATTACGGAGGGTTATGCTTGGGAATACGATGGCGGTACTAAACAGAAAAATTTTGAAGAACTACGTGAAATTAGGCGTTCGTTTGGGACACTGGCAGAGTCTTGATCAAAAATATATTGATATACATGGTAAAACAGGTAGACGTATATTAACTGATTGGTCTATTTCCACAGAAGAATATGATGATTAAACAATGTCCTTTATGTTCAGCACGTTGGTTAGATGACCAGTTCTATTGGGCTACAGGTAAAGTTGGTTGTCCTCATGATCTTGCAGGATTGTTATGTAATGATAATGGGGATGAAAGATGTATAAATCCATGTAAGGGTTCCACTAGTGGACAGACTTGGGAACAACGTAGAAACTATTTAAACGGAGAAAACTAATGTCTTGCGACAATCACGAAAAAATGAATCCAGTTGCACATGCTGTATATCATGTGAAAGAATGGGATAAAGCACTCATTAAAAAATTTCAAAAGAAATTTGACTTGACAGACTATCAAGTTCAGTGTATTATATTTGTGAAAGGATTTATTATTGGTGCAATTTTATTGTAATGGATGAAGCAAAACTAAAATTGAGACAAGAAGTACTAGCAATACTTCTCAAAAAATATGGTCATGAAGGTAACAACAAAGCAATCTATGAATGTGCTGATGAGTGGTGTGAGAAGTATCCTATAAGTGCAGGTATTGTTGATTATTTTAATGCATATAAACAGTCCTTTATAAATATATCACTTGAAAAATAAAAAATGCAGAAAATTGTAAATGTACTTGCTCTTGCGTCTTTCGCTATATCTGGTGCCGTTGTTGGTAGTGGGTTATACGTATACCTCAATAGGGCATCCATCATTGATGGAGTTAAATCTAAAGTTATGGAATCTGTTATGGGGTCTATGGGAGGCCTTGGCGGTATGGGTGGAGGAGCACTTCCTATAGGAACACCTGATCTTGCATCTCCTTCTGACCAAGCAACTGCTCCTGCTGCTGTACCTCCTGTTGGTGGTGGTCTAGGTATTCCTAATTTCTAAATAAAAACTATGGAAACGATTATTAAAGAACTTCCGATACCAAAGGAAGCAACAAAAATGTTAGAAGAAGTACCTGCTATTCAGGAACTTATCGAACCAGAACCACAAGGTATTGGTTGGGGAGCAGGATTTGGTTTAGTCGGACTCGTTGCAATTTTTGCAGCAGCATTTGTTAAGTATAAGTGTAAGAAGTAATGGACATACAAAAGGTTGCTAGTACAGGAACTGCCGTAGCTGTAATAGGTGGTGGTTCCATATTTGGTGGCAACTATGCTGTTGACCAAGCAACTGGTGGCCCTGAGAAAAGAATCAAGGCAAAACAATCAGAACTTCAACTCATAGT